ATTTAAGCCTGACCAGATTCAGATTGTGGATGCTTTACCCGTAGGCGATATTAAGTGGTGTAGGGCTTGGGATTTGGCTAGTACGACAAATGGGGATTACACAGCAGGGGCAAAGTTTGGAAGGTTGCCAGACGGGAAATTCGTCATTGCTGACATGGTAAGGATTAGAGTAGGACCCGATGAGAGGGATAATGCTATGGTCAATACGGCCTCATTGGATGGTAGAGGCGTAAAGATCAGTATTCCCCAAGACCCCGGGCAGGCAGGTAAGACGCAAGTTCTTTACCTCACTAGGGCATTGGCGGGATATAACGTAAACAGTTCCCCAGAATCAGGCGATAAAGTAACAAGGGCAGAGCCATTGGCGGCACAGATCAACGTAGGAAATGTGGTTATGCTCAGGGGAGAATGGAATCAAGCGTTAATCAGCGAAATGAGAATGTTTCCAAATGGTAACAATGACGACCAAATAGATGCCCTATCAAGAGCATTTAGGGAAGTCATGATTCCACGCCGATCTTTCTTTGGATAATTTTCAAAAATTGGTATGATGTCAAAATCGGTCAGTTATTCCTTTTTTACTGACGCCGGATTATCGTAACCGGCCCCCCTAGGGGTTTAACGAATTGAATAGGTCAATATGTTTAAGTGGTTAAAACCAAAGACAGAAGCTCCACGTGAAACCGAGAAAAAGGCAAAGAAAAGCCTTTTCAGCACTCACGCTTTCGATATGTTTGACCCTGACGTTAAGAAATTCCAAGTGGCTGATACCCTTGCCGAATTAAAACGGGCACAGCCTGCATTACATGGTCAGGGGATGGACGATTCATCCAACGGCTTATCCACTTTCAAGACTTATGACAATGGCATCAATACCGTATCAGATGCGGTTATTGGATGGTATGCCTCACAAGGTTTTATCGGCGCACAGCTCTGCGGTATCTTGGCTCAAAACTGGCTTGTTAATAAGGCTTGCACTATGCCTGCCGAAGATGCTATCCGCAAAGGGTACGACATTGTTACTACCGATGGAGATGAGCTAGACCCTAAAGCATTGAAGATTATTAAGGCTTACGACAAGTCTTTAAAGCTCCAAAGCAATATGCGTGAGTTTATCCGCAAGGGCAGAATCTTTGGCATTAGGATTGCTATGTTCAAAGTGCAATCTACCGACCCACAATATTATGAGAAGCCATTTAACATTGACGGGGTTACCCCAAATTCATACAAGGGCATTGTTCAGGTTGATCCTTACTGGACTGCTCCTATGCTCGACAACGCAAGCTCTAGCCAGCCTGACACATTGCACTTTTACGAGCCGACTTGGTGGCTTATCAATGGAAAAAAGGTGCATCGCTCGCACCTGATTATTTTCCGCCATGCAGAGCCGGTAGATATTCTCAAACCCCAATACATTTACGGCGGAGTACCTCTTACTCAGCAGATCATGGAAAGGGTTTACGCAGCAGAGCGCACCGCTAATGAAGCTCCACAATTAGCCATGTCAAAACGGACAACAGTTTGGCTAACCGACATGGAAGCTGTTATGAGTGATACCTCTGCGGCAATGGGCAGACTGCAACAATGGGCAGCCTATAGAGATAACTACGGTATTAAGCTCGGCGATAAAGAAGGCGATGAGTTCCATCAGTTCGATACTTCGCTGGCAGACTTCGATGCGCTAATCATGACCCAGTATCAATTAGTGGCGGCAATCGCAGGCGTACCTTCTACAAAACTATTAGGCACATCCCCTAAAGGGTTCAATGCTACTGGCGAATACGAAGAAGCAAGCTATCACGAGTTGCTAGAATCTTTACAGAATAATGACCTTACCCCATTGGCGGAACGTCATCATGCTTTAGTTATCAAATCCTATGTAGAGCCACAACTCGGCATCAAGATGGATATTGAAACTTCTATCGCATGGCAGCCATTAGATACACAAACAGGCTTAGAGCAAACCCAAGAGAACCTAGCTAAAGCGCAAGTAGATCAAGCTCTATTAGAAGCTGGAGCAATATCTAGCGAGGAAATCCGCCAGCGTATCGCTACTGACAAGCATAGCGGATACAACGAATTGGGAATGAATGAAGAAGATTTGATTGGCTTAGAAGAAGAAATGCCAGAGGAAGAAGTGGCAATCCCTAAAAAAGACAAACAACTAACAAATGCTAAGGGCAAGTAAAAGCAAAGCAGCAACAGAAGGCAAAGCCCTAAGACCTAATGTTGCCATTGGTTCAGACTTTGCCAAGCCCACGCTAGAGCTAATGGGCTTGATGCACAGGGATATATTGAGGTGCTTAAAGTCGGTATTCAATGAAACGCAATTCAATTCTGCTATGGATGCTTCTACAACCAGCCAAGCCCGTATTGTTTTGAATTGGTTATTAAAGAAATGGCAGAAGCGATTTGACGAAGTGGCAAAAAGTTCAGTAGAAAGAATGATTGCCCGTACCGTCAAGAATACAGAGGTTACTCTAGGGCTATCCCTAAAGGATGTGGCAGAGAATTTTAAGATTGATACTAGCTACCGCAATGAGCAAATAAACGAAGTCATTAAAGCAAGCACCGAGGAAGCGGCAGGGTTGATTAAGTTAATCCCTCAAAGGTACTTAGGCGAGGTTCAAGGCGAAGTGATGCGAAGCATTACAACTGGCAGAGGATTGGCTGATTTAGTGCCTTACCTGACAAAGCGATACCAAGGTAATGTTAAGAAGGCAAAGCTAACAGCGTTAGACCAAACCCGTAAGTCTTACCAATCTATTAGCACCGCAAGGCTAAAGGCTTTAGGCGTAAAAAAATTTATATGGGTTCACTCAGGTGGCGGAAAAGAGCCTAGAATAGAGCATATTAAAATGGATGGGAAAGAGTATTCTTTTGATGACCCGCCTGTGATTGGTACTATGTATGGGCGTGAAGTTCGGGGATTTCCTGGAGACCTTCCCAACTGCAGATGTGTGAAGAAGCCCGTTATAACTTTTGATTTAGAGGAAGCATGATAGATAAATTAAACCCAAAAGAAGCTCTAACGATTGGGCTTGCACAACTAGGCGGCATGGGGGAAAAGGCTAACGCCGAAGGCATCTACACCATCCAATGCTTTGATAAACCCAGCGGGAAATTACTTTGGGAAAAAAGGATTGATAACGTAGTTTGCACTCTAGGCAAGAATCTAATGCTCCAGTCCTCATTGACTGGTTCAGCATATACAACGGTTGGGCCTTACATGGGCTTAATTTCATCTGTAGGCTTTACAGCCGTAAGCGCAGCCGATACGATTGCCTCTCATGCTGGATGGAATGAAGCTGGAACAACCAACGCACCTACATTTGCGGCAAGGGTAGCACCTGCCTTCTCAACTCCTACAAGTGGCATTATTTCAACATCTGCGCCAGTTAGCTTCATCATGACTGGCTCAGGAACAATCCAAGGCGGATTCTTGGTTTATGGCACAGGCGCAACGACTACCATTGGTTCTACTACTGGAATCTTGCTATCTGCCGGTGTTTTCCAAGGTGGAGCACAGCCAGTAATTACAGGAAATGAAATAAGAGTTGCATACCAACTGAGTTTATGAGGCAAAAAATGGCTATCGTTAAAGACACAAAAGTAAAGCAAGTCATGCCAAGCCCTATCGAGGGCATTGTAGTTGGGTATAGCGTAGATGCCAATACTGGTGAAGTATTGAATTGCGTTGCCTATACTGACGAACAAGGCAATGAGCATCAAAGCTATTTCACAGATGCACAATTAACAGTAGAGTAAAGCTATGGCGTTGGTAATCCAAGATCGTGTTCAGGAAACTTGTAACGCTCCGGGTACTGGAGTGGTTACTCTATTAGGCGCAGTCAATGGCTTTCAGACTTTTGCCGCAGGTATTGGGAATAGCAATACAACCTATTACACGATTGCCGACCAAGCGGGTCCGAATTGGGAAGTAGGATTAGGAACACTCAACGCCACAGCAACAACGCTTACACGAACAACAGTCCTATCTTCATCAAACGCAGGCAATCCAGTCAATTTTGCGACTGGCTTTCAGAATATTTGGTGCGACTATCCAGCAGCCAAGGCTATCTACTCTGGTATAGATGCTACCTTTGAAAGCGTGGAAATAGTAAGTGGTGGCGGAACTTCAAGCATTGCCAACGGTGTTGGTGGTGATGTATTTTTCTCTAATACATCCACAACTCCCGCAAACTCTGGCTACGCCTTTGAAGTAAACGATGTCGCCAACTTTAGAATTGACGGCGATGTTTGGACTGTCAATGGAACAGTAGGTCAAACAAGCGGATTCGTTCGTATTCCATCTGCCGCAGGTATTGCAGGCACACCAACAGCACAAGTACCTCATACAGCACCATTATTCTTCAATGAATCTACTGGTGCGTTGAATATATATAACCCTGCCACAAGCACTTGGATTCCGTTCGTATCGGGCGCATTGAAATACTTAGGCACTTGGAACGCTTCTACCAATACTCCAACCCTTGCAAGCGGTGTAGGTGTTGATGGTAACTTCTACATCACTAGCGTGGCAGGTACAACTACTCTAGATGGAATTTCATCATGGGCTGTAGGAGATTGGGCTGTATTTAACGGCACAGTATGGCAAAAGGTATCTAACACTAATTTAGTAGTTAGCGTAAACGGTCAAACTGGCGCAGTAGTTATTACCTTGGCAAGTTTAGGCGCAGGCTCCATCGCTACCCAAAACGCTAACGCCGTTGCAATAACAGGTGGTTCAGTAGCAGGCACTTCAATTAGTGCTACTACTATTGCCGCATCTGGCGCAGTAAACCTTAACCCTGCAAATGCTTCGGTAAGCCTGCAACCTACTGGCTCTGGCTCTATAACCGTTAAACCTACCTTAGCTGGCACGATTGACAATATGTCTATCGGAAGCGGTCAAGCTGCATCGGGTGCGTTCACTACTTTAGGCATTACTAATGCAGTATCTTTATCGGGTAGCGCAGGTACATCAGGACAAGTATTAACTTCCCAAGGCGCAGGACTTCCACCCGTATGGACTACTCCTAGTGGCGGTGGCAATACCTTTACCTCTAGCGTTGCATGGAGCACAGGCGGTACAAGTAAAAACGCTTATATTGACCAAGCAGCAGGCACTATCAATAACGCAGGCATTGTTATTTCTCTGATAGCAAGCTCAAGTCAAGGCAATCTGAATAACATAACTGTCAGACTTAACGGAACTGCTCTCCCAAATACCTATCCGTCGGGCGGTTCATACCCAAATTACACAGTTACAGTTCCAGTAGCAGACATTACAGACGCAACAGCGCAAACAGTCGCAAGCGTAGCCGTGTCTTGCTCTGGCACCTACGGCGGTAGCTTCAACGTAGCCAACGCAGGCACCTTGACTAACAATCAGCCAGTACCATTCGCTACAACCCTAAGCGGTTCTTATGCTCCTGCTACTTTGCCGTTCTACACAAATACAAGCACAATCAATTACAGCTACACCAACGCAACGAATATCATTACGCGCTCTGGCGTGATTACTCCTACAGGTGGCACAGCACAAAATGCAACTGCCGCATCTGGTTCGTTTACAGCACAGCCAATCGCAGGAGCAACCATTTCAGGAACAGCAACAGGTAAGGGAACAGTCGGCGCAGGCAATAGCACAGTTAATTTAAGTGGCACAATCCCTGCCGTTAGTGTTTATAGACCTGCCTTCTATGCACAAACTCTAACCAGCACTCCGCCCGTTATTAGTGATCCATCAACAAGCACCCAAACAACTGGCGCAGCGCAAGGCTCTACTGTTACATTCCCAATCGCTACAGCTTCAACACAATACGATTGGTTAATTACTCAAAGACCTTTAAGCAACATCCAATACGTAACCCCATTTGGTAATGTTCAATGGGTGCCAGACGTTACAGCACCAACGCAAACTATTGGCGGTGAGGTGTTCAACGTCTTTGGTTCTACTGGCTTAGATACAACTGGAGCAGTTCAACTGGTAATTTCATAATGGCAAATAGAGTCAATTTCACCCTTCCTACCAATATTGGTAATGTCGTAGACCCAGTTAATGCACAAGATGCAGCAACCAAGAATTACGTAGATAACCGACCCGCAGGCGGAGGCGACAAGTCTTACTCCATTCGTGTAGGTGCTGTTTATCAAGCCTTAGATAGCACTAATACATCAGTCGCTTACCCAGCAGGTTCAGAAGCATCGTTGATAACACCGGGTTTAACAGCAACATTTGGGGGGACGCAATCTGACGGAATGTTTGTAGGAACAGGTGGACTAACTGTTACTGGCGTGGATTTGCCAGTAGGACTTCCGTTAATTATTGCCGCTACTGATGGCTCATGGAACGTAACCCAAGCCTATGTTGTGTCTAAAACAGGCTCAGGCTCAAGTGCGGTATTGACCATTAACCAGACTGCTGTATTTAACTCTAATGCATCATTAACATCACCTCTAAATAACATTAGCGTAGAGGTGGCGCAGTTATTGAAAAATGCCGTTACAGGGCCACAATCCCCAACGGTTACAGATAACGCTTTGGCTAGGTTTGATGGAACAAGTGGCGATGCTATTCAAGCATCACAAGTTATCGTTAGCGACACAGGCGGATTAACAGGCATTTCCACTCTAGAAGCTACAACATCGCTGAAAAGCCCTGCTGTAGTAGCCGAATCATCTGCTGGCTTGGCACTACAAAACACAGGCGGCACTACTCAGTTATCTGTTGGCGCAGGCGGTGGCAACAACGTATCTATTAGCGTAGCTACCAACATCAACCCCGCCAATGCCGCAGTAAGCATACAGCCGACCGGCACAGGTTCAGTAACTATTAAGCCTTCCACTGCTGGCGCAATGGATAACATGGTTATCGGCAGCTCTACTGCCGCCGCCGCAACGGTTACCACGCTTACCGCAAACACAGTAAATTCTACAATTGTTCAAGCGGTAAATACATCTGGGATTACGTTCAGAAACAGCGCAGGCCTAGAACAGATGGTGATTGGCGCAGGTGGTGCAACCCCTGGCGATAACATTTCTTTCAATGCCCCTACTTACTTGGGCGATGACCTCTACCCAGTAGCAGGTTCTACAACCATGGTTGACGGGTTTGTATTTATACCAGCAGCAGCTGGAGGGCCAACAGTAAATCCGCAAAGCACAAACACAGGCTCATCTCCTCTTTACTTAGATAAAACAGTCGGTGATGAACAGCTCTACACATTCGTCAATGGCGTATGGAAAGTAATTGGTGGTGGCACACCGGGAGCAGACGTTTGGTCTATTGGCTACGAGAACGTAACCGAAACTAGAGCAGTTCTAGGCGCAAGCAATAAGGCAACTATATTGGGTGGCAATGGCGTAGATGGTATTTCCATCGGCGATACCACTACTGAAACTGTTACCGCCTGCACAGGGTTGCCATTAACAGCTCAACCAGTCTATTACGGCGTTGGTCGTTATTTGACTAACACCTATGTTCTTGGAAACGATAAAGGAGTTCGTGTAGCTCCATCTACTACAGGCGTTTTTACTGCTTTCACAGGCGCTCTAGCAAACTGTAGCGCAATGCAGGTAAATGGCTTGGGAACAATGGCTCAGATAAATGATGCGCCATCCGCAGGTTCTTATATTTTTAGTGTTGGTCCTGTAGGTGGCACACAGGCAACGTCTGCAACTACGGCTGTTTACGGCTCCGTAGGTGAAACGATAGGACTTTTTGACATATCTGTTAAGGAAGATAACACCGCAGTGGTTGCAGTAGGTGGTAGACAAAGTAGAAAAGAGGACCTTGTTAGATACCCCGCTTCAATTAGCGGAGCAACCCTCACAGTAAATGGACTACAAACCTCGGCAAAATTTGCCCCACGAGCACCATATGATTGGCAGTCCGCATCTTGCTCTAGCGGCGATATTGTTTTTGCGATCGACAATGCAGGCGATTTATATCGGATTGACTTTGCTCCAACTACCCCGACATCCACAAGGGTAGCGCAAGGCTTCGTAAGCAACTCAGGCGTGAACAGCGACATTCCTGTAAACGCTAACGCTAACTATGTAGTCGGTGCTGGTGAAGATGGTGGAGTGAGCCTGTATGTTATATCCACTGGAGCAGTTTCTAAATTCAACCCTTTAGATAATTTAGTTAATGTCTACGGAGTTGCAGTAGATACCCTTGGCAATATTTCACTTGTTGGCTCTAATTCCGCAGGCACTACTGTTTACTTAGCTAGCCCTGCTCTTACAGTTATCAATAAGCTGCTTGTACCAACTCAGCCTACGACTTTGCTTGATTCTTCAGGCGTGGCGATTGGCACTAATCAACTGTTTGTAGCTAGCCCAACAGGTTTGATTGCAATCCCAAACGGAACAGCAGGGCAACTATTAAAAAGTAATGGCGTAAATGCTCCATCATGGTCGGCTGGCGGTCAGTTTAAAGGCGCATACACAAGTTCTGCACAAGTAAACGCAAGCACAGACACATTACTCACATGGCCTCAAGTTACCAATACGCTATCTTCGCTCGCTTATAGTAACGGCATCTTTACAGCTAATAGAGTGTGCGTAGTTACGTTTTCGATGAATATCGTGTTTACTGGTCTTACAGGTTGCACAGAGGCAGACATATATTTCACGCAAAATGGTGCTGCGGGCACTAGAGCTGGACAAGCCGCTATGACAAACACGACAGCATTAACACCTAATCTACTATTAAACTCTTCATGGACTTTCAAGCTAAACGCTGGTGATTCTATTCGTTCGTATGTATGGGCGAATGGCTCTACTGGATACAATGTAGGGAATTCAGGATTCGGTAATAACTCTCGCATTGAAGTGGTGGAGCTGTCTTAAATGTACGGCTTTTCCCCTTTATCCTCTAGGCCAATATCAGGTGGTAATGGGGCTTCGGCTATCAATCTGAGCCTTGTAGAAGCGGGAAATGCTTTAGATACGTTGAGCTTTAATATTGCCTATGACCGTCAAATTGCGGAAGCTGGCAATGCTCTTGATATTTACAGCTTGGCACAAGTGCCGTTTGCATATTACCTGTTCGAGCAGGCTAATGCCCAAGATGCTTTAGTATGCTCACCAATATTTAACCCGTCATCGAAGGTTTGGCATATATTACCAAGATGGACATTCTGGCGACCTAACAATGATTAACAATACCTTCATTCTCGAAAAAAGAGTGTCGGAAGATATTATTTACAATATCGACTGTTCTGACCTTTTGAACTCGCTAGAAACAATTTCAACCATTACGGGTGTCAATGCCGATCAAGCAGGATTAACTTTATTGGGTGCGGCTGTTAATACCGTACCAGTAGTTTTCCCAGATGGAACAACTGCGGCAGTAGGCAAGGTAATCTCTATTCAAATCTCTAATGGAGTAATACCTGCGCCACAATTAAGCCAGCTCTACACCATTCGACCCGTATTTGTTACCTCAGATAACAATACAAGAGAAGCCACTGTTCTATTGAATGTAACCAATGTCCCAGATCAGGCGGGGAGAAATACTTAATGAGCGACAAAATAGAATCAACCGCAATGGATAAGCGGGAATATGACTTCAATAATTGGTTCGAGGTTAAAGACAACCCGTTATCAATGGTAGGTGTTTTCCCTTATTCGGGAGCAACAATCTCACCTGAGTGCGACCCCAACAAGATTTATATGGTTTACCGACCAGCAGAAGAATTGGGAAGTGCAGACTGCATAGATTCGTTCAAGCTAATACCTTGGATTGATAACCATGAAATGCTCGGAAGCGAAGAAGATGGATTAACCCCTGCTGAGAATAAAGGGGTTCAAGGCGTTATCGGTCAGGATGTTTATTTTGACAATCCCACGCTAAAAGGTAATATTAAGGTATTTTCCGAGGCGATGGCTAATAGCATCGCTTCTGGCAAGAAAGAATTGTCGTGTGGATACCGTTGCAGATATGAATATAACCCCGGTGAATTTGATGGGATTCAATATGACTATGTGCAACGGGATATTCGAGGCAATCATTTAGCCCTTGTAGAAAGTGGTCGCATGGGTCCCGATGTAGCAGTATTAGATCATTTTAAGTTTACGGTAGATAACAAGGAGTTTATAAAGATGGCTGAAGAAAACAAAATGCCTGAAGAAGGCAAAAAGATGGAAATGGATAACATGACGCTTGAAGAATGTCATGCTTTTCTTGAAAAAGTAATGCCAACATTACAGAAGATCATTGAGATTACAGGCGCAAACGGCGGCATGAACGCTGCTGAATCTGTTTCCGATGATGACATGGAAATGATGGATGGCGATATGAAGAAGCCGGGTGAAATGATGGACGAAGAAGAATCCAAAGAAATGATGGATGAAGAAGAATCCAAAAAGATGATGGATGAAGATATGTCCAAAGAATCCAAAGGCATGGATGCGGCAGAAATTGCTCGCTCCGTTGAAATCAGCATTGCTAAAAAAGCAAAACTGTATGACAAACTCTCAGCCCATATCGGTGCGTTCGATCACGCTGAAATGGACTTAGATAAAATGGCGGCTTACGGCTGCAAAAAACTTGGCTTGGAAGCCCCTAAAGAAGCTCGCTTTGTTGCTTTAGATGCTTTCCTAAAAGGCAAAGGCGCACCTGCGAAAGTTGGCATGGATTCTATGCCTGCACGCAAGGGCAATTTCGTTCAACGCTTCTTAGAAGGTAAATAATCATGGCAGCAGCTACTTTTCAATCGACAGTTAATATTGATTCAGGCTTTGGCGTACCGGGCGAATTGCTCGTAGACGGTCCACAAAGAGTTGATTCATTGACACTTGATGCAGTAGGCGGAACTATCGGTAACGCTTTCACTAAATCATCCACTACTAATATCGCTACACAAGGTGGCGCAATTACTGCTGGCACTACTGTGTTTGCTGGTATTTTGGTAAACCCAAAAACCTATGCTTCATACGGTCCTACAAGCGGCACATTAGACCCAACCTTAGCTTTGCCAGCGAACAGCCAAGGCGAGTTCTTGACAATGGGAACTATCGTAGTTGCTTTGACAGGTACAGCAGAGATTGGCGATATTGTTCAATACAACACAACAACAGGCGTACTCTCAGCATTGCCGCCCGGTACAGCTACACCAACCGCAGGCAACGCTTTCGTACCTAATGCAGTTGTATGGAACTATCCAGTAACTGCTTCGGGTGGTGGCTTAACTGCAATCCGTCTTACAAACTAATTAAGGATTAACAATGAATCAATCTATCGAACGCAGCTCACTATCGCCTCGCCAAGTTGGCAAGGTAACGATGTCCGCCGATGATGTATCCGACTACGCTGCACTCGGTGATCTCGGTATTAACTTTGGTGCTAAAAACATCAAAGCAATGGCTTCCTACGCAATGGATGCCCAAGCTGATGTAAGCCAACCAAGCATCACCACTCCAGTTCAATTCTTGCAAAACTGGTTACCGGGCTTTGTTAAGGTAATCACAGCAGCTCGCAAAATTGACGAACTCGTTGGTATTACTACTTCTGGCTCATGGGAAGATCAAGAGATCGTACAAGGCCTCTTAGAGCCTTTGGGTAACGCTATTCCTTATGGCGATTACACAAACGTGCCTTTGGCTTCATGGAATACCAACTTTGTTCGCCGTACCGTTGTTCGCTTTGAAAAAGGCATCAAAGTAGGTATGTTGGAAGAAGCTCGTGCAGCTCGCATCCGTATCAGCACTTCTGCTGAAAAACGTGCAGCCGCAGCTTTGGCCTTGGAAATCGAACGTAACAAAGTAGGTTTCTATGGCTTCAATAACGGTAGCAATTTGACTTACGGCTTCTTGAATGACCCTGCATTGCCAGCCTACGTAACTGTAGCGGCATCGGGTACTGGTAACTCTACATTGTGGAGCACTAAAACATTCTTGCAAATCATTGCGGATATTCGTGTAGCGGCAGCTCAGTTGCAAAACCAATCTCAGGACACAATCAATCCTGAAGATGCGGAATTGACATTGGCTCTCGCAACAGTTTCATACCAATACCTCTCAGTAACTTCCGACTTCGGAGTTTCTGTACGTGATTGGTTGAGCAAGACTTATCCAAAAATGCGAGTTGTATCAGCTCCACAGTTGAACGCTGCTAACGGTACTGCTAACGTGTTCTATCTCTATGCTGAATCTGTAGAAGATGGCGCAAGCGATGACAGCCGCACTTGGATTCAAGTTGTGCCTGCTAAATTCCAAGCATTAGGCGTAGAACGTCAAGCAAAAGCGTATGAAGAAGATTTTGCTAATGCTACTGCTGGATTGATGCTCAAACGCCCATACGGCGTAGTGCGTTATTCAGGTATTTAATTTATCTGATGTAGTATGAATAGACGGGGGAAACCCCGTCTTTCTAACCAATTAAGAGGCAAAAAATGAAGAAAAAAGGAACAACAGAAATGGCAAAGAATTACGTATTCTCAACGCTGGCAAATGACCAGCTTTATAC